GTGACCTTGCACTGATACAGATACAGGAAGAAGAGACGGAGAAGGAAGCGGGAATGAACCTAATGAGAATGACCTATGCACTATCTATGGTTGATACATATACAGAAGGGAAGGGTGAGAATGAGTAGAGATCTAAGCTGGTCAGAGTTAGCAGAGCTAACCCACGCCACACAGGTAGAGCACTTTAGCTTCTGCCTATGCGAAGATAATGAAGGACAAGAGAACCCATATAGCGATTGCCCAAAGGAGGAAAGTAAGTGAGTGAAGAGACAACAACCCACGTTATTACAGTGGTGGTACAGGCAGGACAGAAGAGGAACAAGGTAGAGCTGTTTGATTTCAGCGGTGATGATCCCGTTCTACTGGCAGCTGGAGAAGCCAGCAACTGGCGAACAGCGTTAGGTGAAGCACTATCAAAGATCTCGCTGTCTTCAGATACGCCAGCTGTAGAAAAGACTATTAACGATATAGTCAAAGAGAATATAGAAGGGGAGGGGGAGAGTGAGTGAAGTGATTGCATTCCACCCACGAGTATCCCCGCTTATCAACCTATATGAAGTGGTAGATGGGAAGGGTGAGGCGATTTGGGGTGGCAATAGTGCTAACGAAGCTATTGAATATCTAAGGCGTAGCCCTATCAACTGTAGAGTTCTAGTCTCAGGTTGGGAGAGTGATGAGGAAGATGCTCACCTAGTAGGACAGTCATTGGATATTACTAAGGTTATTTATGCAGCATTGGCAGTAGGTTTATGAGTGATGAGAAGAGAATGGCAAGTGCCGCAAAGGCAGCTGTCTATTACCGCAACTACCGAAGAGCTAGGGATAGGGCTTTAATCAAACTCTCTCACCTGCACCCAGAAGACTACAAAGAATTACTGGAGAAGGAGAAGGTGAGTGATGAACAAGAAGGCAAAACGTGGATTGATATTAACGGTAATACTATTGAGCCTGTTATTCCTACACGTACAAAAACTAGGGGAACTACCCTTACCAAAACCAATACAAACGAAGGCAACAATGGAGGAGAAGGGTGAGAACAGACAAACAGCTTACAAGTTTAGTAGAGCTCTCGGATATACGAGAGCAGAAGCAACGTGCCTTATCACCCTATGGACCCGTGAGAGCAGGCTTGACCACCTCGCAGACAACCCTAGATCAACAGCTTACGGAATTGCTCAACTGCTTAGAGAACGTAGTAGAGAACCTGAATTACAGATCCTTCACGGCTTACGATACATTGAACACCGCTATTCAGGGAGTGCGTGTCGCGCTCTCAGACATAGTGACAGAAGAGGCTGGTACTGATACAATCTGAACCACGCCTTCCTTCCTTGGCCTAAAGAACCTCACTGCACCCTTCCGCAGTGGGGTTCTTTACTTCATAATGACAAGTGCAGAAGGGAATGGTGCTGAGTTAGGTTGATTGCCAAACTTTAATCGGCCACGAATAAATCTAATCTCATATGCATCTATGCAGTAGTCGTGCCACCAAGATGTATCAGTACGAGCTGGCACTAGACATACAACAGTGGCACCACGCATAGACTCTAGCTTAGCCTTGCGCATCCAATCTTTAATGACTCTTCCGTAAGGTGGGTTAAGCCAGACAGCATTGCCACCTTCATAAGACCAGTCTCTTGTAAAAGCATCACGCCTTGACTCATCTGGGTGGTCAGGACCATACCAGTTATCAGGTATTAGAGTAGAAGAGGAAAGCGCAGCTGCATCTAAGGTGAAGTTAAACTCAGCATTGACCTTATCGAAGTAGTCACGTGGCGTAGTCCAAGTATCATTATTGGAGGTTTTGAAAGTATCAGTTTTGTAGAACCCTTCAGTCATTATCCACCATTACTATAAAAGCCTTTACCCTTAAAGGTAACACCAGGTGAGTCCCACTTACGGATCATTGGTATATGACAATCAAAACAAGAAGGCTCACGTGGTTCTTCGTGGATAGAACGTTCTATAGTTAATTCACTATTGCAATCAGGGCAACGATAGTCGTACTGCATCAGGAACCTCCATCACGTTTCTTAAATCTTTGGCTAAGTATCTGCCGTCATCTACCGCAATCGCTTCACATTTACACCTAGTAAATCCAGAAGCAGAGTTAATAATCTCTTTGCATAAAGCGCATTGTGCTGATGTCATAGCTGCACCGCCTCTTCTATTGGTAGATAACCCACTAACTTACTGACCTTGTTAGAACGTGCGAACTCAGTAGTTGCAGGCATCCAATGGGTTACCCATTCAGGTTCAGGTACATCCATTAGGTCAAAAGAAAAGACACCTAACGGTGTCGAATTAATGTAGAAGGGAATGAGATCTCGTTCAGCAGCCTGCGTTATGAGCTTGCGATACTTCATCTCTTCAATTAGTAGTGTGGGGTAATGAGTATAGCGACACTTGAGTTCTATGTAGTGACCAGCTTTAACACTAATGCAATCAAAGGAGTCATAGATACCCTCAGATTTAGCAAGGTCTGGGTACAAGCTCTCTCTTAGATACTCAAACAATTCAATCTCTTTCATTGCCAAGGGTTGTCACCACCTAAGCCATTCTGTACCTTGCGTAATGCGCTGGTACACCTGCGATCTGCGGTAGATACTGCACACCCTAAGAGGTGTGCCACCTGTTGCAAGGTTTGTCCTTCGTGGTAGCGCAAGCGAAGTACGGTTTGGTCTTCTACTTCAAGCTTTAAGTATGAACGCTTTACATCAATCAGGGTAGCAAGCAGGTTGCCACCTTCTGCTGGGACGCTAGGCTTCTTAGGTGAGCCGTCGTTGATAATGTTTTGTGCTTGCTCTAGTACCGTGTTATCTACAATGGATGCAATCACGTGAGGTAGAACCTGTGCGATCATAGCTGTATCGTAGAAGGCTTCATCACCTGTTCGATAGCCAGACTTAGCGGCCTTCTCCTTGCGAGCATAACGCTCAGCCGTACGCTTCATCTGCCAAGCAATACGCTTCTCATTGATAACACGCTGGACTGGGTTAGGTTCATTAAGCATCTCGTCGAACTGTCTGTTACGTGTTAATGCCCAAGCAAGGCACTCTTGTAATACATCATCTCGTTCTACGTAGCCACGAAAGCGACGGGCTATCGCACTAGCAACGCTAGGTGCTATGTCATAGATGGATTTATGTAGCTCAGTCACAATCAGGTTCTTCTACCTCTGGCCACACGCCATCTAGCACCATCATTGCAATAGCAGAATAGTTTAATAGATCTACAAAACTATCACGCAATGACTCGTTACTAGGCTTAACGCCAGAGTCAAGTAGGTTATTGATACGAGCTATCTTGTCCCACATACGTACACGCAAACCATTAAGTGGTCCACCTGGTGAGTGAGCAATGTTCTTTGGGCCGTAGTCGTGATGCTTACGCACCAACAGGTTGCCAGCTTGATCCATAATGCGCCAGACATCAGCGATGAAAGCTTCATTTACCTTGTCGGCGTAGGCCGAAGGAGTATAGTCTCGGTTTCCATATTGATCTCCAGGATCTGGAAGCCCATATGCTGCAAAATCTGTACCATTTGTAGCCATTCGTCTCTATTCATCCTTCTCACCTAGTAGCAATGCCTTCGTTGCATCTGCGCCATTGGCCAGATAGAAGTCATTGATGTCCATTGATGGAGGCAATGTTACTATTGTGCTGTTTGTTATCTCCTGTGCGACACGCTTGGAGAACTCAGCTCCTGGGTTAGTGCCATCCTCTTTGATGTCGTTATCTCCAATGACAAACACCCTGTCATAACCTGCAAACAACTTAACAAAGTGTGGCTTCCAAGCTTGTACCCCAGGTACACCTACTGCTGGTATGCCAACAATACCTGACAAGATAACGGTATCTAACTCACCTTCACATACTGCTATGTATGATGAGTCAATAGTTATATCACCAACGTTATAGAGATGAGCCTTCTGCCCCAATGGAGATCCATACTTGGGTTTGCCATCATCTAATCGTCTGAACTTATAGCCAACACACAACCCAGTAGCTGTGATGTAAGGGATAGATAGCCACCCTCTATGCATCTCGTGACCATTGATAGGATCTGTTACTACACCCAACGAATACTGTTGGGCAACAGCATCAGATATTCCACGTCCTTCTAGATAGTTTAGAGCTTCCTCGTTTATCACCTGACTGTAATGATTGGCCGCTTCCAGCAGTAATTTCGATTGCGCGATTGAGGGCATCTTTGAACTCCAAATTCTCTATTTCCATAACAATATCTACCGAGCTGCCACCCTTACCGCAGGTATGACAGTAGTACAGGTTCTCGTACGTGTTCATAACAGCACTACGTCTGCTGTCCTTGTGAATGCAACAGCGTACGGAAGCTGATCTACCTTCTCTTACCTCACCGCCATAGTGAGCAACGATTAATCCTACGGGGATTGAGTCTGCATTAACTCTACCCTTACCCCTGCTCGCCTTACGTGTCCTGGACCAGTCTTGTGCTGGCATACACACCCCTTATCGTCACACTTATCGTGCCAATGAGATGAACGCTTGTAATGAGTAAGAGTGTTCTCTTCTCCTGCCTTATGACAGTTCTGACAAATCATCTTCTGGCTCTTCAATTACTTCTGGTATTAGTATCTCTGTTGTTGTTATTTCTCCACCTGGTACTGGCATTATTGTTTCTCCTTTAGGAATTGATTTAGATCTTGGATTACCCAAGCTTGATCTATTGAAGCGTTGCGACGCTTAACTACGACGTAAGACGGAGGAACTTCCCCAAGACCCCGTGCCTGTGCATAGTTAAGCGCCTCAACTTGTGCTTCTCTCCAGAATTCAGGCAGGGAAAGGGTCTGCCTGTTCTTGAGTTCTAAGATGTAGGTTTTTCCAGATATGATAACAACCATATCGCCTTCATCTTTTGCCCCAGCCTTAGTCAGACGTTCTGCTATTACGCCTTTACTGCGTAACCATTTCATCACATCTGTCTCAAACTGAGAACCTTTGCGTCCGTTTTTATTAGCCATTGAATACTAAACTTTCCATAGGATTAAGGTATGCAACTGGTACATACCAAGTCCTATCGTTGTATCTCCACTCATCACGCTTGCATTCAGATCCAAGTTTCCAACCAATAGCTGTGTACTCAGGACCCTTCCATTCAGGCGCAACACGTCTTGTCTTATGACATAACCCATCAGACATTAATACATATACAAGGTTGTCGTCGTCTCTAGTTGAGTAACGCATTCCCCTTACTGGTGGAAACGAGTAACGGATCTCTCCAAATCCTGGAATATCAAGTTCTGATTTCCATTTATTGTAGTGTGGAGTGAAGTTATCTTTACCAACCATACGTGCGAATGCGAGTTCTGATCCTGCGCATACAACGTGTTGCCACGTTTCCCATAGGTCACCTTCTGAGTAATTGATATTCTTCGTTGGGTCACCAAAGTATGGCTTCTGTCTTTGATATCCAACCTCAACACAAGTAGCTTCCTCTTCTACCGTTAAAGAGTATTTAGATTTGTCCATATCTGCTTTCCTCCCCCGCACTACGAAGGTAAGCTCTACCTTGTGCATCATCATCACCAATCTGACAAGATGCAAAGTCTACAAATAGTGATGCCCATTGCGAAGCATCAGCATAGTGTGGACCAAATCGGTTCTTGACCGAAGCCATCCGCAGTAAACCTTGTGACGGATCATAACCTAATGTCAGTATCAAAGCAGGTAATTGACTTACCTTTCCGTGAATGGCTCTTCTAGGTGGAGGCATCATAGGAGAACCATACTCGCTCTGTTCGCTGACGTGATGGAGTACTAAGACGCAAGCCTCTGTCTTACGTGCCATATCGTGCAACTCCATCATAATTGCACGTAGCCCTGCCCACTCATTGTCTGTCTCAGCAGCAACATTCATTAGGTTGTCTATGACGATTAGCTCTGGAGCTATTCCATAGAGTTCAACATAAGCCTTTATCTCCATCTCAATATCATCAAGAGACGGACTGGAGTCAAAGACCCATTGAATGTGTGATGTCTTAACCAAGTGTGGTGCGTAGTAATTTTGTTGCTTCTCTATGTTGTGTTCCACAGTAACCTGACTGTGGCCCGATAGGTGTGCAGCAGCACGGATCATAACTGTCGCGGTGTCAGTATCGGCAGAGAAGAAAAGCGTAGGCACATTTGCTTTGATTGCATAGATCAATGCGAACATTGACTTACCAGCATTAGGTGCTGCAGCTACCATACAGACTTGACCGCGACGAAACTTTATAGATTGCTTAACTAAGTTCTTCCACACATCAGGTAGTGGCGTGGCCTTTGTGGTCACTCCACTCCAAGCGCGGGAAAGTTTAAGCACTATTCTCCTGGTTCAAAATTATTTGTCTTGCGTTGCGTATCTTTCGTCTATCACCATCGGTGAGTCCACCCCAGATACCGTGGCGTTCTTTACGAATACCCCACTCAGCACACTCAGTAATGTGCTGGCAGCCACGACAGATTGATTTAGCTGATGCAATACTTAGGCGAACCATTTTGCCTTCGTTTTCCTGTTCAGGAAAAAAGAGATCGCCACCTACTTGAGCACATAAAGGAACCTCAAACTCGTGTGGTTCCCGCATTTTTCTATGCCCAGATAGTTGCGCACTTATCTACTGCACCCTTTGGTGCAGCGCACATCCAGCCCTTCCAAGGGCCACGAGCAGAAGTACCTGTACGGAAACTCATTACACCGTGCTTACAGCTTGGTGCTTGACCTTCAACAACAACAGGTGCAGCAACAGGCGTTGCATTAAAAGACTCTGCTACTGATGCAGCAGTTGGCGCTGATGCCCTGCCACCATTGAGTTCAGTATCGGTAGTCTTGATAAGAGATGCAACCATTGACAGGTCAGTAAGACCTGTTTCTAGTTCTTTGATATCAGTTGCGTATAGATTTATAAGGGTTCCACTACTTGTCTTGAAGTTAACTTGGAACTTTGTGTTTTCGTTTGCAGCCATTTACTTTCCTCCAGATTGTTTGATTGTTAACCGTAATGAATCTGCACCTTGCTTAGTTGGCACGAAGCCAAGTTTAGCAAGTACTTCATCTTTGTCTACTGATGTAGGTCCAGCTATCTTGTTCCAACGAACTTGGATACCTGTATCTGTAACTCCAGCAATACCTTCAAGAGCAGACTTTAGTGAGTCTTTGTC